GGCCCTGCAGGTGTCACGGGTCCAACAGGCCCACAAGGTATTCAAGGCATCCAAGGTGTTCAGGGTGTTGTTGGTGCTACAGGTCCACAAGGTATTCAAGGCGCAGTTGGTGCAACAGGTCCTGTTGGCGCTACAGGTCCACAAGGTATTCAAGGTGATGTTGGGCCAACGGGTGTTACAGGCGCAACAGGTCCAACGGGTGCAACAGGTGCTGCTTCAACTGTTGCAGGTCCAACAGGTCCAACAGGTGCAACGGGTCCACAAGGTATTCAAGGCATCCAAGGTATTCAGGGTGTTACAGGTGCCACAGGTGCCACAGGACCTGCTGGCGCAGACGGTGGGTCTGCCAACTACTACGACTATAAAGCAGATACAACAGTAACAACAGGCGATCCTGGCAATCAGCATTTGCTCTGGAACAATGCCACACAGATTTCTGCAACACAAATTAACATTAGTCACATCAACTCAGATGGTGTTGACGTTGACATTTTCTTAGCTCTGATCAAAACAGGTGATGTGATCATTGTTCAAGATAAAAACCTGTCTGATAACTTTCAAAAGTTTACAGTATCTGCAACACCGACAATGCTCACAGGGTATATTACAGTTCCTGTTACGCTTACAACATCAGGTGGAACAGGCACAACTAACTTTGCAAACAATCATCCACTTATTGTGGCAATTGTTTCAACAGGTGTTGTGGGTCCAACAGGTCCTGCAGGTGCAACAGGTGCTACAGGTCCACAAGGTATTCAAGGTGTTACAGGCGCAACAGGGCCAACCGGCGCGACAGGGCCACAAGGCATCCAAGGTGAAACAGGTGCCACGGGCGCAGTCGGTGCCACAGGCGCGGTTGGTGCCACGGGACCCGTAGGAGCAACAGGGCCACAAGGTATTCAAGGTGATGTTGGAGCAACAGGGCCTGCAGGTGCAACAGGTGCTACAGGGCCGCAAGGCATCCAAGGTATTCAAGGTGATGTTGGCGTTACAGGACCGATTGGTGCAACAGGACCGATTGGTGCAACAGGTGCAACAGGGCCTGCAGGCACAAATGGCGCAGTAGGTGCCACGGGTGCGACAGGACCAACGGGGCCTGAAGGCATCATTGCTCAAACCACTGCGCCTGCAAATACAAATGTGCTTTGGCTTGATACGGATGAGCCTGCGGTTGCACCTGCCGTGCTTGCATACAGCACGGCCCACTACTCAGGGCGATATTACCGAATAATAAGTTCAACATCGCCTACTTCCGTTATTTATTCAACTCCCAACTTTACTAGGTACTCACCATTTCTTGTTCCAACCGAAACCACGTATGACAGAATTGCTTTAACCACTGGAACAACATTTTCTGGTACTGCTAGCGTAAGGTTGGGCATATTTGATAACTCTAATGGGAAGCCTGGCAGTCTTGTTTTAGACGCTGGTTTAGTAGCACCCACCGCAACAAGCACAAGTTATGAAATAATAATAAGCCAAACACTACCTGCTGGGTTCTATTGGTTAGCGTTCAATGTGGTCACTGCTGCAACTGGAAACACTTATTTGGGTTTCCAAGGCGGCAATACATCGTCAATGTACAATTCGGGTACCGCAAGTTTCGCAACCGTTTCAACTGGATTGACAGAAACAGTCAATGTTTCAACTGGCTATGCAAATGCAGGTACGGTTTCGGAAACAAGTTCAATTCCAATGATTGTGTTAAGGGCGGTATGATGGCAAAGTCTATTATTTACAGTTTTGGCGGCCACGATGAAACAAAGCCGAATAACAACATTATTCAAGTCATTGATGAGCCAGATGAGGTGCAAGAATAATGGCACAACTAAAATACTGGGATGGCACTGCTTGGGTAACGGCAGTTGTTGGCGCTCAAGGTGCCGTTGGACCGACAGGTGCAACAGGCCCCGTTGGTGCTACAGGCCCAGAAGGTGCAACAGGACCCGTTGGAGCTACAGGTTCAACAGGTGCAACTGGCCCTGCAGGTTCTGCCGCAAATACAGATGATTTAACAATTCAAATAGTAATGCAATCACTCTAATCAAAAGGATGTAGTAACTAATGGCTACAACAACTTCAAAGGTGTTAGCTCGCACCGCAGCAGCAACATCAAGCACGACTCTGTACACAGTTCCCGCAAGCACAACTGCGGTTGTAACCAACATTGCCGTGTGTAACAATGCGGCATCTGCTGCCACATTCACGATCTTATTAAATGATATTGAGCTGCACAAGGATACTGCGCTTGCAGCCAACTCAACGGTTTATATTGATTGCAAGCAGGTTCTGCCTACAACGCAAACTATCAAAGCACTAGCATCTGCAGTAACTGTAGACTTTCACATCAGCGGAGTGGAGATAGTATAATGGGTATTAATGTATTTCCGGTACCATCATCTACAGCAGTAACCCCTACTGGTTGGACTGCTGGTGTTGCTGGCACATTCACTTTATCTAGCACATTGGCTGTTGGAACTTATATAATTAATACTGATGCAACTCAGACAATGACAATTTCATTGCAAGATGCAACTGGACATACTTTCAGCGGTACTATTCGTGGTGGTTCAGGATTTATTTCAGTTCCTGTTGCTGTCACTAAAATCGTTATTCCAAGTGGTCTTACATATCCGTTTGGTATTGAGATAGTACCTATCTCCGTAACTCAAGTTGCAGCTCCGGTAAGCGCCTCATTATCTTTCGGCATAAACGGAGTTATGACAGGAACTTGGAATACTGCGCCAACAGATGCAGTAAGTGCTCACCTTCTCACAACAACTGGAGATATTCTTAACTTTAGTTCTGCAGCATCAGGTGCAACAGTTAGTGTTAGTTCTACAAATACTACGCCTAATGCTGTAAACAATTTCATAATTGCATTTAAGAACTCATCTGGAGCGTGGGGCATTGGCGCTACAGTTCCATACACTATGCCTGCAGCACCTTATCCATACTATGTTGAATACTTAGTTGTTGGCGCTGGTGGTAGTGGTAGTAGTAACGGTTATGGTACTTCTGGTGCTGGTGGTGGTGCAGTAAAAACTTTTACCACTTTAGCAAATACATCTGTTGGCAGTACATTGGCTATTGTTGTTGCTGGAACTCCTGGTAATAATTCTAGTGGTGCTTCATCTACACTTACTTATAGTTCAACAACTATTACTGCTACAGGTGGAGCAAGAGGTATTGAAGCCAGCCAAGTTGGTGCAAATGGTTCATCTGGTTCTGGTGGAGCAACTGCAGGAAGCCTTACTGCTTATGCTGGTGGTACTGGTACTGATGGTGGTAATGGTGGAACTACACCAAGTCCTAACACTACTTACTCATCACTTGCGGCTGGTGGTGGCGCAGGTGGTAACGCATCAGGTTGGAACTCTGGAAATGGCGTAGCATCTAGCATTACTGGAGTATCAACTTATTACGCCGGTGGTGGTGCTGGTGGGCAATACACACAATCTGGCTCTGCAGGCGCGGGTGGTACTGCTAGAGGACAAGATGCAGTGGCGAATAGTGGCGCAGGTGCGGGTAGCGGTGGCGGTCAAGGCACTACTCGCTTTGGTGGTAGCGGTGTTGTAATTTATGCATATCCAAGTATTGCACCAGCTCTTACAACAATCCCTGGCACGCTAACATATACAGTTGATACAACAACTCGTGCTGGTTATCGTGTTTATAAATTTACAGCAGGAAGTGGAACGGTGACAATCTAATGATAGATTACCCAAATTGGTTTAAGTATAAATCTGAAGATTACTTTACTCAACATCTTCAAGATTTCAAAGGCAAAGACAATCTTAAGTTTTTGCAAATTGGAGTCTTTACCGGTGATGGTAGTTTATGGCTTCTTGACAATCTATTAACTGGTGAGGGTTGCACGCTTACTGATGTTGAAAGATGGGAACTAGACGCAGATAAAAACCAAGAGTCACACGATTGGTTTGCAGATGTTGAGGCAACTTATGATGCAAAGGTAAGTGGTTACACTAATATCATTAAACATAAGATGCCTAGTGCTACATTCTTTGCACAGAACTTAGAGTCATACGACTTTATCTACCTAGATGGTGACAAGTCAGAAGATGGTGTCTATGCAGATGCTATGGCTGCTTGGCAAACACTTAAGCCAAACGGTTTGCTTGTTCGTGATGATATGAATTTCTGTGTACTAGAAGAAAACTGGAACCCTGGTCCTGGTATGAACGCTTTCTTGGCTGCAATTAATGGTCAGTACACTGTAGTCAATCAGACAGAGCAGCATCTTCTAATTAAGAAAAATGCCTAACTGCTGCCTTAATTAACTAGATTTGGTATACTGACAGTATGAGATTCCACGTTATCAGCCTGCCTCACACGCAAGTCACAAAAGAGTATGCAGGGTGCGCCTTTACTGAAAAGGTGCGCCGGTTCGTAATGATGATGAAGGCTCAAGGCCACACAGTTTACCTGTACGCAGGCGAGCAGTCTGAAGGCGTTGAAGATGAGCTGATCACCTGTATTTCAGAAACAATGCGGGCTGCGGCACAAGGTGCCAACCATTACACGTCAGTTTCATTTGATACCAACCTTCCCCATTGGCAAACATTCAACGCCAATGTCATTGCAGGTATCTCGGAGCGATTTGAAGAAAAAGATTTCATTTGCTTAATCGGCGGGGGCGCTCACAAGCCCATTGCCGATGCCTTTCCTGCCGCAATATCAGTTGAGTTTGGCGTTGGCTACGGGGGCGTGTTTAGCCAATACCGCGTATTTGAATCTTATGCGTGGATGCACTCAATTTATGCAGGGTGGAAAAACCCCACAACGGCAGATGGTCAGTTTTATGATGCAGTCATCCCAGGGTATTTAGAACCTGAGATGTTCCCACTTGGCGATGGCAAGGGTGATTACTACCTTTTCATTGGTCGCTTGATTGATCGAAAAGGCTACCGAATTGCCCAAGAGGTGTGTGAACGCCTTGGCAAGCGCCTGATTTTGGCAGGGCCGGGCGAGCAAATCGGATATGGTGAGTTTGTTGGCAGTGTTGACCCTGAAAAGCGGGCTGCGCTAATGGGCGGTGCCATCGCCACCTTTGCACCGACTCTTTACATTGAGCCGTTTGGCAATGTGGTCATTGAATCACAGGCTTGTGGCACGCCTACAATCACAACCGATTGGGGTGCATTTACAGAAAACAATCCTCACGGCGTGACAGGTTTTAGATGCCGCACTTTGCAAGAATTTATGAATGCAGCTCAAGATGTAAAGACACTTGACCGCGGTGCAATCCGTGAACGTGCCGTCTCCTTGTATAACCTTGATACTATCGGCGCTCAATACAATGACTATTTCAAGCGCCTACTCACCCTTTGGGGTGCAGGTTGGTATGAGTTGGGGGAATGATGGACAGGGGTGAAATTTTAGATGAGGCAAAACGCCTTACTTACGGTGATCGCAATGTTTCCTATGATGAACCACGCATCAATCATAAGCGTATCGGTGTCATTATGGGAATTGTTTTAGAGCGTTATGTTGAAATGGCAGAACCGGGCGAGCCTGTACCGCCTGAATTTGTTGCACTATGTATGGCAGCAATGAAACTAGCTCGTTTATCTGCAAAACCTAACCACCTTGATTCAGCAATTGATTTGGCGGCATACGCTGCAATTTGTGCAGAATTGGCTCAACATATAGATTAAGTTTTAGGCAACTCGTTGCCCCCATAAGCAAACCCCCGCCACCTGCCGTTCCAGGTGCGGGGGTTTGCTACTTTTTTCACTTGATATATTCGCGCAGTGCAGTGACAATGATGTGTGAAACTGTGGTGTTTTCTTTCTTAGCCTTTACCTTAGCCAATTCCCAA